AAAATTAAATTATTGGAATATTAAAGAAGAATTTATTTTAGATGCAGTAAAACATTTTTTTAATTTATATAAACAATGTCAAAGTAAATATTTATTTGAAGATTTTAATATTGCAAATATTGTTTATTCAGCACTTTTTAATAAATTTGGTTATGAAAAAACTTGTGAATTAATGACAAACTTTTTAGGTATTGAAAATAATGTACTTATTAATTCTTTTGATAATGTTTATATACAAGCAATTACAAAAAATAAAAATGTTATTGAAGATGAAGGAGATATTGTAAATTATAAAAATGCAGATGATCCTATAAAAAATATTATATATGTAGGATATTATAAAAGAAGTTTTAATAATAATGCAGTTAATAGAATTTTGGATTCAGATTTAATTATTATTTCTTCAGGTACATTCTGGAGTTCAATTTATCCTACATTAGATTATGCAAATTTTTATCTATTTATTAATGAATCAAAAGCTAAAAAGATTTGGATAATGAATAATGAACAAGATAAAGATGCTTATGGAGTATCTAGTAATGATTTTATAAATATAGTTGAAGAAAGAGGATTAAATTTAGATGATTTTATTATAATTGAAAATTCTTCTGCTGATCCTATTTTACAATTGTCTAATGAAGATTATAACATTGTAAAAGAAGATTTAAAAAATATTAAAGGTAAACATGATGGTGAATTATTAAGCAAATGTATTTTAAAGCAATATTATAATATTAATAAAAATCTTATTTTTGATTTTGATGATACAATATGGTCTAGAAAATGGAAAGAAGATGCAAAATTACATAAAATTTCAAGAGAAAATGTATTATTATTAAATGACTTAGCAACAAATTATGATATTACAATTGTATCTGGTAATTCTTATAAGTCCATTGAAGAAAAATTAAAAACAGTATTAAATATAAAAGATTTTGAACCTGATATTATTGCTGATGCTAATTCTGTATTATTTCAATATGGAGAAGTAGAATGCATATATAAAAATTTTGTTATTAATGATAAAGATGTTAAATTTGTTAAAGGAATAATAAGAACTTATAATTTTGATTTAGAAATTAATAAATTTAATACTTATATTAAAATTAAACCAATAGATAATAAATATAGAACTTTATTTAGTGATTTTTTAAATTTATTATTTAAAAATAATAAAATAAAATTAAAAGCTCATGAAACAGGAAAAACAACTATTGATATTGTAACAGAAGATAATGATAAAGCTTCATTATTTAAAACAAATTGGATTTCAAAAATTTCTACTTACATTGGAGATGAAATAGATAATGGTAATGATAAAACTATTTCAGAAGAATGTGATAATTTTATTAAAGTAAAAGATGTATTTGAGACAAATACATTATTAAGGTTATTAAAATGATTTATAGTTTTATAATGTGTGCCGGAAAACAAAGTAGATTTAAAAGTGAATTGCCTAAAGCATTAATGCCATTTAAAAATTATAGTACAATATTAGAAGCAAATATTAAAATTTCCTTACAATTTTGTGATAAAGTTATAATAGTATCTTCATTAGATAATTATAAATATTTTGAGAAATATAAAAATGATAATGTAGATGTTATTAAAATAGAATCAGGATTTGGTTGTGGAGATGCAGTATATAAAGCTTTATATAATACTTATTGTATTTCTAAAGAAGATACTTGTTTTATTATGTGGGGAGATTCTATTCAAATAGATAAACAAGTATTTTTAAAATGTTTATTAGAGTATCATAATGATATAATTATACCTGTTAAATGGGAAAAAAATCCTTATGTACAAATTAAACATTTTAAGAAAAAAGCAATCGGAGTCTTATTTTCAAAGTATAAAGAAAAGATAAATAGTGGAATGCATGATTTATCTATATTTTTTGGTAATTATAAAAAAATAAGATCATATCTTACTAAGTTTAGAAAAAAAATTTTAATAAATGGGAAGTATGTTCATAAACATAATAATGAAATGTTATTTTTAGATATTATTAATGAGGTAAAGGGTACTTATAAAATAGTTGAAATTAATAATCATAAAGATCTTTCATTTAATACATTAGAACAATATAATGATTTAATAAATAAGTATGACAAATAACAATATTCAAATCTTATCTGATAGAGATCATATTTTACATAGACCTGCAACATATATTGGATCTATGTCTTATGAAAATTTTGAAGGTTTTATATTTAATAACGAAACACAAAAATTTGAATATAAACAATATCAAAAAATACAAGCTTTTGAAAAAATAATTAGTGAAATATTAGATAATTGTGTTGATGAAGCATTAAGAACAAATTTTGAATATGCAAATTTAATAGAAATAAATATTGAAAATAATAATAAAATAATTATAAAAGATAATGGACGTGGTGTACCTATTACAAATATAATTGATGATAAAGGAAAGAAAATATCTCAATTACAAGCAGCTTTTACAAAAGCAAGAGCAGGAAGCAATTTTTCAAATGATAATAGACAAACTATAGGTACTAATGGAGTGGGATCATTTTGTTGCGCAGTATTTTCTAAATATTTTGAAGTTAAAGTTAAATCAAGAGATGGTGTTGGTAATTTAATTTGCAAAGATAATTTATCTTCTCATAAATGTAAAATAAATCTACATAAAACAAAAGGAAAAACTTTTACAGAAGTAATTTTTATACCAGATTATGAGAGATTTGGAATAAAAGAATTTGATAAGAATCATCAAGATTTATTATATACTCGTTTAATAAATTTATCAATGTCATTTCCTAAAATAAAGTTTAAATTTAATAATGTATTATTACCTAAATTAAAATCTGAATTATATTTAACATATTTTGGTGAATATTTTGAGCAAATAAAAAGCAATAAATATATTATTGGTATATTACCTAATAATATTGATAATTTTATTCAATCTTCTTATATTAATGGTTTAAATATTAAAGAAGGTGGTAATCATATTGATTTTATATTAAATGAAATAATTAATAGATTACGTGAACATAAAATATTTAAAAAATATAATGTTACACCTGGAGATATTAAAAATAAAATTAAATTAATTTGCATATTACGTAATTTTCCTAATATGCAATTTAATTCTCAAACTAAAGAAAAATTAACTAATCCAATGTCTGAAATAAGAGAATATTTCAGTGAAATAGATTTTGATAAATTTGTAAATATTTTAGCAAAAAATCAAAATATTATTGATCCTATTATTATTAATTATAAAATTAAAGAGCAAGTAAAAGAACAATTAGCATTAAAAAATTCTACTAAAAAAGAAAAGAATTTTAAATGTGATAAATATTTACCTGCTATTAAAGAGAAAAAATATTTTATGATTACTGAAGGAGATTCAGCTTCTGGAGGTTTAACTCCAGCATTAGGCAGAGAATTTATATCTTTTTTTAGTACTCGTGGTATTCCTTTAAATGCTTATATAGCAAAACCAAAAGATTTAGCGAATAATGAAGAATTAACAAATATTATAAAAGCATTAAATTTAGATATTTCCAATTCTAATATACAATTATTAAGTCATCAATATATAATTTTAGCTTCTGATGCTGATTCTGATGGTAATCATATTAGAGGTCTTTATATTAGTTTTTTTTATAAATATGCTAAGTGGTTATTAGATAATAAAATTGTAAAATATCTCAAAACACCTATAGCAGCTATTATTGAAAATAAAAAGATAAAGAAATATTGGTTTACATTAAAAGAAATGAATGATTATTTATCTAAAAATAAAATAAAATCTAATCAAATGTTAAAATATTATAAAGGATTAGGAAGTTTTAGAGCAGAAACATTAAAAGAATTAATTATTTCTGGTGGTGGATTAGAAAAATTTTTAGAAGATTTAATTTTAGATGATGATTCAAATAGTATATTAGATAATTGGGTAGGAGAAAAATTAGAAAATGTACAATCTAGAAAGGAATATTTGAAAAATTATCAATTAGATATAAATAAGATTTAATTATGACTACATTAACGAATTTTTTTAATAATGATTATATAACATTTGCAAGTTATGATAATATGAGAAAGATACCTAATATTTGTGATGGTTTAAAAATATCACAAAGAAAAGTATTATATACAATTTTAAAAAATAATATTGATACTGAAAGTAAAGAAATAAAAGTTGAACAATTATCAGCAAAAACGTCTGAGCAAACAAGTTATTTACATGGTTCTAATAGTTTAAATGGTGTTGCAGTAGGATTGGCAGCAAATTATGTTGGTAGCAATAATATAAATATTTTAGAACCAGATGGTAATTTTGGAACACGTTTTATTAAAGAATCTTCAGCTCCTCGTTATATTTATACATATTTATCTAACCTTTCAAAATATATTTTTCGTGAAGAAGATAATTCAATATTAGAAATACAAAAATTCGAAGGACAAAATATAGAACCAAAAGTATATTATCCAATTGTTCCTATTGTATTAATTAATGGAACAGATGGATTGTCAGTTGGTTTTTCAAGTAATATAGCACCTCGTGATCCTAAACAAATAATTGAATGGTTAGAACATAGATTAAAAAATAAAGCTTATAAAAAAGAATTATTACCATATTATAAAAATTACAATGGTATTGTATGTAAAGAAGAAAATAAATATATTTTAAAAGGTAAATTTGTAAAACAATCAGCTGGTAAATTAATTATAACTGAAATACCAATTAAATATAATTTAAAACAATACATAAATATTTTAGATTCTCTTTGTGATAAAGATATTATAAAATCATATAAAGATTATTCTAATAATGATAAATTTAATTTTGAAGTAAAAGTAAGATTAGATTTTTTTGATAATAAAACAGAAGATGATATATTAAAAACTTTAAAATTAACTCAAACAATAACAGATAATTTTGTTTTATTAGATAAAAATAGTAAAATTAAAGAATATATTAATATTGAAGAAATTTTAGAAGAATATTTTAAAATAAGATATGATATTTATATAAAAAGAAAAGAATATCAATTAAAAGAAATACGTAAACAAATTGTTTTTAATAATAATAAAAAAATGTTTATTATGTATATTCTTAATAAAAAAATTAATATTTCAGATTCAATTAAAAATATAGAAAAAAGAATTGAAGAGTTAGGTATTGAAAAAATTAATGATTCTTGTGATTATTTATTAGATTTAAAAATTAATACTTTAACTAAAGACAAATTAGATGCTTTAATTTCCAAAATAGAAATTATGAAAAATGTTGAAAAAACATTAAAAGAAACATCTATAGAAGATATGTGGTTAACAGAACTTAAGGAATTAAAAAAGAAAATAGTATAATATATTATATGACAAGAATAAATGTTGTTAATCCTAAAGAGCTTTCTGATATTTGGTTAATAGCCGAATATAGAGAATTACCACGTGTTTTAAAAAATAATTATAATTTAAAGGATGTTTCTAAAAATTATTTATTAGGTAAAGGACATGTAAAATGGGCTAAATATCATTCTTTATTTTTATTTAATAGATATAATGATATTATTAAAGAAATGAAATTTAGAGGTATTTCTGTTAATTTTAATAATGATTTAAGTATATATTTAAATAATTATAATAATGATTATATTATAAAAAATAAAGATATAATACTTAATATTAATAGATTAAGAGAAAGATATAGTAAAAATCCAAATATTCATCATTGGACTAAGCGTATAAAACCAGATTATTTAGTATAATATATATTATAAGGAGATTATTATGGAAGAAAATAAACAATTAATTACACAAGAAGATATTAATGAAGTAAAAGATAAAATTAATGAAGCATTACCAATCAAATCTTTTATTGAGGGTACATTAAAAGCAAAATTAAAAGGAAATAAAAAAGAATTTACAGATTTTATATTTAAAGGATTTCCAGAATTTAATACAAAGGATTGTCCAGAATATAAAGAAATTAAGGCAATAAATAATAATCTTATTGATGCTGTAGTTGAAAATGAAAAAATGAAAGATTTACCAGAAATAAGAACAAAATTAGAATATTTAATTATAAAATTAAAATGGTTATTGGTTGTTAGTAAATATTTAGATATGAATTTTATAGAAGAATTATTAATGAAACATGGTTTATTTGTAAAATTTGTTTCATTATCAGAAAATACTAATTTTAATGATAATATAAAAGAAGCATTAAAAGAAAATATAAAAGAAAGTATAGAAACAACAATTGAAATAGAAAATAAACAAATTAATGAAGTAAACCAACTTTTTGAATCTCTTTCTACTAGTGTTAAATTTGATAAACAAAATAATCCTAAAGGTTTAAAAGTTAATACTTTTAATGATTTAACAAAATTAGAAATTCTTAAAAGAACTAATAATAATAAAGCAAAAGAAAAATTTGAAAGTTTACAAAAAAATATTGATGATAAAGCTTTATCGGATTTATTAACTAAAACAATTGCTTTATCTATTGTGGAATAATATGACTTTTTTAATTGTATATAAACATAATGTAGGTAATAATTTTTTTAATATTGTATATTTTTGTGATGGAGCTCCTGTATTATCGGAAATACAATTAAAAATAATTGATAAACATAAATGGAACATTAGTGAATTTGCTATTATAAATATTATTCCAATAAAAACTGAATTAATAAAATAATTATTTACTTTTTGTTAAAAATTTATTATAATATATTTATAAGGAATATTCCTTATAATATAAATAAAGGAGAAGTGTATGAAAAAATGTAGTAATTGCGGTAGAATATTAGATGAAAATATGTTTAATAAATGTTCATCTACAAAAGATGGTTTACAAAGTTGGTGTAAAGAATGTAAATCAAAATACGCAAAAGAAAGAAATTCTTTTGTTAAAGAATCAAAAAAAGAAAAACCAGAGGAAGAGAGAATTATATTTATGAATTATACGCCCACCTTATTTAATTCTCAATTTCATAAATTATTTAGAAAATTTATTAATTCCGAAAAAGAATTAGTAATTCCTCTAAATAAGGTAATTACATTTAATATGCAGAATAATAAATTATATATTAAATACAAAAAATAATTTAGAGTGTTTCCTCCTTTTATGTGCTCTATAAAGAGATAAGTACTTAGGTTTACTGGCTGTCCTTTAACAACCAGTAATTTTAGGAGTAGTATGAATAAACCAAAGTATTATAAAAATCAACTTACACTTGCAGATTTAGGTGTTAAAGATGGGAGAAAAAAAATAACACCTGAATTATTGGTAGAAATGAAAAATTTAAGAGCAAAGAAAATGTCTTATCAAAAAATTGCTAATAAGTTTAATCTTTCATATAATTGTGTATTTTTAAATTTAAACCCACAATATTATAAAGAAAAATTTAAAAAAATACAAAATAAATATATTGAAAAAAATAGACAAAAAATAAGAGAAAAGGCTAGAGAAAAATCTAAAATATATAAAGAAAAGAGAAAACAATTATTTGATAGTATTGATTATAAAAAATATTTAACACCATTACCTAGAAAAAATACTGTTAAAAATAGAATATTAGATTTTTTAATTGAAGATAGACCTTATAAATTTTCAGAGATAAAAGCATATTTAAATAAAGATTTTCCCTTATTTTCAAGAGCATTAAAAGAATTGCAAAATGAAGGTAAGGTTATATTAAGTGGTAAAATTTATCATAGAATAGTACAAAAGGTGAAATAATATGTTTATAAATTATAAATTAACTTTAACAGATATTATATTTTGTTTTATTATTTTATGCTTTATTATTTTTGTTTCAACATTAAAATTTACATCAAAAGAACTTACAGTACAAAATAAATTACCTTTAGTTAATATAATTACTCAAGGTACTACCATTAATGTTGTTTATAATTTACATAACGTGAATTATGAAGAAATAAACCTTGACAAAATAATAATTACAAGTTATAATAATGAATCTAAACAAACAGATAATAGTCCAAATATAATGGCTAGTAATCGCTTAGTATATGAAGGTGCAGTTGCTATTAGTAGAGACTTGAAAACAAAATATAACTTAAAATGGGGAGATTTAATATACATTGATACCTTGCAGAGATATTTTGTTATTGAAGATTTGATGAATGAAAGATTCAAAAATAGGATTGATATATTTAGTTTTAACAAGGATTGGAGTTTGAGGTTACACTTAAAGAGTCAAAGAATTACTATATATAAAATTAAAAGATAATATAAGGAGAAAAAAATGATTACTAAATGTGAAAATTGTAAAAAGAAATTAAAAAAGAATGAAGCAAAATTATATACAGATAAAAATCATAAAACAATAATTTTATGTTTAGAGTGTTTAGAAAAATTTAAACAAAGTAAATAGTTTACTTTTTGTTAAAAATTTATTATAATATATTTATAACCAATAGGAGGGTTAGATATGAAATTTCGTGAATATCAAAATTTAAAATCTAAAATTATGTGGGCTATTACACCTACTAATTTAACTGATAGAGTTAATGAGTTTGGTGAGCAATATGATATAATTGATATACAATATTCTTCACATCAAGCGAGAGATGGGAATAATATTTATAGTGTTTTTATGCTTTATAAGGAAAAATAGTATTTAAATTGAAGGAAATGATATGATTATATATTATTATAAGTTTCAAAAAATTACAGAAGATAATTTAATAAAAGAAGTAGAAAGTATTGCAGATAATATGCCATTAATGCGTTTGAAATTTTATAACACTATACTAGAGAATCATAAAAAATAAAAATAGGAGATAAAATATGCCAACAGAAGATCGTAAATATACGGAATATGGATTAGATAAACTTAATTTTGAAGTATTGAAAATGGAAATTAGAGAAAGATGGGAAAAAGATGGTCTTTTAGATAAAAAGGATTTTAAAAAATTATATAAGTTAGGTATTAAATTAATGACTCATAATTATGATACATACCATACTTATGAATTTTAAATATAATTAAGGAGAAAAATTATGAAAAATAAAAAGGAATATTCTTTAATAGGTGTAGATGGAAATGCTTTTAGTATTATGGGTTATGTAAGGCGAGCAATGAAGGAAACTGGTTTTACAAAAGATGAAATTGAAGCATATACAAAAGATGCTACTTCCGGTGATTATGACCATTTATTAGTTGTATCAATAGATATGATTAATAAATGTAATGAGAGGTAATATATGTATAATGAAATAGATATTATAATTGGTTTTATTAATGAATTAAGAGCAACAAATTCAAGATTAGAAAAAGAGGCAATATTAAACAAATATTGGCAAAGAGATGATTTTAAAGAAATTTTACAAAAATTATTTCATGCAGTTTATGATTATGATAAACAATATTATGTAACTTCTGCTAATATACTTAAAAAAGATTTAACTCAACAAGGTGTATTTTTTGGTAAAAATTATAGTTATGTATGGGATTTATTAGATGATTTATCTAATAGAGTTGTTACAGGACATAATGCTATCATTGCTGTTCAACAATTTTTAAAAAATAAAAAACAAGAAAAAAACAAATTTATTTAGATATTATTGATAAAGATCTTAAATGTGGTTTATCAGAAGTAACTATTAACAAAGTATGTGGAAATATTATTAAAACTTATAATGTAGCATTAGCAGATAAATTTGATTCTAAAAAACATATATTAGATAATAATTGGGTAATAGAAAGAAAACTTGATGGTGTTCGTTGCAATGTAATTAATAAAGATGGAGTTATTAAATGTTATTCTCGTCAAGGAAAAGAAATAACAACACTTGACAATCTAATTAAAGAATTAGAAGGTAGATTACCTAATAATATGGTATTAGATGGTGAAGTTTGTTTAGTTGATGATATAGGTTTAGAGAGTTTTCAAGGTATAATGAAAGAAATTAAGAGAAAGAACCATACTATTGAAAACTCTTTATTACTTGCTTTTGATTATTTAACATTAGAAGCATTTGAAAGTAAGAAAGGAACTCTTAAATATACTGATAGGATGGAAATGTTAAAAGAGTGGTATTCATTAATAGATTGGGGTACTAGAAATAAAGTGGCTAAACATATTTCTATTGTAAATTATGAATATTATACACCAGAAGTATTAAAAGAATGGAATGAAAAAGTTAAAAAATATCATTGGGAAGGTTTAATATTCCGTAAAGATGTTGGTTACGAAGGAAAAAGAAGTCAAAATCTTTTGAAATATAAAATGTTTCAAGATGCTGAATATAAAGTTATAGGTGTAGAAGAAGGTGATGCTCAAGAAGTAATTAACGGTATAGCACATAAAATTAAATGTGTAGGTGCATTAGTTATTGAGCACAAAGGAAATAAAGTTGGTGTAGGTACAGGTTTATCATTAGAACAGAGAAAAAGGTGGTATGAGCATCCTGAAGAAATTATAGGTAAAACTGTAACAATTAAATATTTTGAGGAAACTCAAAATCAAGATGGAAGTTGGTCTTTAAGATTTCCTGTATTAAAAGCAGTATATGAAAATAAGAGGGATTTATAATGCACAAGCAAGTTAAATATAAAGATTTTGAGGTAGATGAGGAAATACTACCAGTTATCAAAAAATTGAACGAAAATGGTATAGAAACTATTTTTTCTTGTTGTGGTTTAGATGATGATGGCGATAAAGATAAGCCTGCTTATAAATTAAATCACAATATGTATATTGTAATTAAAGAGGATATCTTATCTAATAGTTTCATTAAGATTTTGCTTATATTAAGATATAAACTTATGAAACAAGATGGTGATGTCACAAAATTACCTTTAATTGAAGTTAATTATGATTTTTGTAATGATAGTTTTAGATATAGCGTCAATGCTATAAATAGTTGCACTTTTAATGCTTTTAATTCTCTTTTAAATAATGCTATTGATTTATGGAAAGAAACGCAAAGGAGTTAATTATGAAGAAATATGCTTTGGTAGAAGTAACTGATACAAATGAAATACCTTTAAATTCTTATTCTAAAGTTAAGAAATTAGGCGGTAAAAGTATAAAGGAATTAACTGATATATTAGCAAAAGCCCTATATGAAGATTATTGGGATGATCCTAATGATTGGAAATGGGAAACAGAACCCGATGAAAATATTAAAAAAGATTATATTGATAAATCTAAAGTGGTTATAAATGCATTAAAGAAATTGTGGAAAATTTAGTATAATATTATATATGAAGATAAGATACGATTCAAAAGGTAAGAAACTTAAAAAACCTTTAAATTTAACTTTAAAGGAATTGTTAAAGAGAGATGTGGGTATGGTTTTAAATAATATACCTGTAATATCTTATAATGAATTGAAAAGACCATCTTATACAAGATATTTGAAATCTAAATTGAAGATGGGTGATATTAATACTTACCAATTATTACAAGCAAAAAAAATGTTTAATTGGTCTAATGATGAATTTATAGATTTTATGAAATGGGTATATGAAGAATAAAGAAAAGAAATTTTGTTGGGCATATATTTGTGATAATTATAATAAAGATTGTAAAAAATGTAAATTTTATAATGCAATAAAGGAGAAATAGTATGTGTACACATATAATGGAATTAAAAAGACAATATGACGAATTTAAAGATTTAAATAATGAACAGTTATATAAAATTTTGGAACTTATAGAAGAAAATAAACAACAACCAAATGAAGAACAAGAAGAAAGCATTAGTGATTTACAAGAAGAAATAGATGATTTAGAAAGAGAACTTGAAGATTCGGAATATGAATATAAAAAATTAGAAGATGAAAATGAAAAATTAAAACAAGAAATAGAAAAATTAAAAGAAAAAATTGGAGAGTAATTATGAAAATAATGTGGTTAGATACAGAAACTACAGGTTTAAATAGAGAAAAATGTGATATTATACAAATAGCAGGTATTGTAGTTATTGATGGGGAAGAAAAAGAAAGATTTAATTTATGGTGCCAACCTGTTAATTGGGAGAATATTGAACCTACATCTTTTGAAAAAACAGGTATGACTTTAGAAAAACTAAAAGAATTACCTTTACCACAACAAACATATTTAAAGTTTAAAGAAATTTTAGATAAATATATTGATAGATATAATAAAGAAGATAAATTCTTTCTAGCAGGACATAACACACAATTCGATTTAGATTTTTTAAAGTTATTTTTTGAAAAAATGGGTGATAAATATTTTGGTTCTTATTTTTATTATAAAACTATTGATTTAATGGCATTAAGTACAATTTTACATACTGCTAACTTAATTAATTTAAGTTCTTGGAAACTTGAAGATATTGCTAAATATTTATGTATTGAATACGACAATAATTTGCATAATGCAGAAACCGATATTGATTTAACAAGAAAATGCTTCTGTAAATTAGTTAGTCAATATTTAAAATTTTAAAGTCAGGTAGCTTAGTATTGGCTATTTCATAGGTTGCGTACGGCAATTTCTGACGACATCCGTACTTAGGTGTAGAGCCTACCTAACTCCTTGAAAGTGGCTCTTTTTTGTTGTTAAAATCATTTATATTTATATATGATAAAACTTACGCTCTTTGATATACAAGATAGTAATAAAAATGATGATGTTTTTGTAAATATTAATAATATTTCATATTTAACAAGATATGTTCCATATCCTTGGACTATGATTTATTTTGTAGATGGAACGAAAATAGCAGTTAAACAATCTTGTGAACAGATTTTAAAGGCAATAAAAGAATTTAAAATAGAGGTATAAATATGCTTACCGAAGAAACAATGTTAGCAATACTTACTATTTTAATTTTAGTTTTAATTATATTAGCATAATACAACTCATTATAAAGATTTAAATTAAAGATAACGGAGATGAGTTGTAAAATGAAAACAATAAAGAAATTAATTCTATACTTCTTTGACGGAATAATAAAACAAAAAGAACAAGAGTTAAAGATGATGGGATTATTAAAATAAAAACTTCGTAAAAGGTTTAGGTGTGAGGCGTATCCCCTACCTAAACCTAGGAACGAAATATGAAAAAGAGTTTTGAGCAAGAAATAATAGAATTATTAAAAGATATGGCAATAGCATTTTTAACAGCCATAAAAATGACCCTAAAAGATTTTTATAGTTTTCGTAATAGACTTATCGGTTATATTTGTTTAATAGGCATTATTGTTCTTTTAAGTGATAAAGCGCAGGCTGGAGTCCAAGTAGCAATATTTACTATTTTAGGTACTGTTGTAAGTTATTATTTTAAGCAAAGAAATGATAGTCAAAAAATAAAGAAAAAGGGTAAAAAATCAAATGAAAAAGATAATTAATATAATATTTGCTAGAAACTATCCTTTATGGTTTATATTAATATTAGTAGCAATAATAGCATATTTAGCATTTAAACCTTTAACAATTACAACTAAAGCATTGCAAGAAAAACAAATTGTTGTTATAAATGGTAAAGCCTTGACTTGTTTACCGTTTGATATAAAACCTATAATAAAAGAAAAAACAAATGAATAAATATATAATTATTATTTTGTTGGCTTTAATAGCATTCCTATCTTTAAGGGTTGTTTATTTAGATAAACAAAATACAACTCTTAGAGGTAAGACTGCTGAATTATCTGAACAATTAAAATCACAAACAATTATTACTAAAGAAAAAATAGTTTATAAATATAGAGATACAGAAGGCAAACCCAAGCAGCAAGAATTTTATGTGCCGAGCGAAGGTTCTATTGAAATAATTACACCTAAAGAAAATGAAAATATAAAACCAGGTAAGATAGAAGGTTTATTTAATAATATAATAGAACAAACCGACGGTAGTTTAATTAAGATACAAAATAAAGGTTTTTGCTTTGCACCTATGGGTTCTATCTTTTATAGCAAAGAGATAGAATATGCTTTTCAAGCTAGATTGATGTATTGGAATAGATATAGTACAGGTTTAGGTTTTAGTGATAAAAATACTTTTTTTATTTTTATTGATAGACATATTAGTGATGTTTTAAGTTTTACAAAAAATACTTCTTTTCAATTAATATATGGTAGAAATTTAAAAGTCAATGAAAATAGATTAGGAATAGGTATAAATGTTAGATTATGAACTATTTAAAAATTTATAATCAAATCATTGAAAAAAGAAAAAATAATGTGCCTGTTGGGTATTCTGAAAAACATCACATAATACCGCGTTGTCTAGGTGGTAGTAACAATAAATATAACCTTATATATTTAACAGCAAGGGAACATTTTATTTGTCATCATTTATTAACTAAAATTTATCATACAGGAAAAGAATATTCTAAAGTTTGTTTGGCTTTTTATTGGATGCACAATACAAGAAAAGTTAAAATAAATAGTAAATTATATGAAAAATTAAAATTAAATCATAGTTTGAATGCTAAAAATATTGGTTTAAAAAATAAAGGAATTAAAAGAACAGAAGAATTTAGAAAAAGAATTTCTTTTCTTACAAGTGGAATAAATAACCCTATGTATGGTAAAAAACATACTCAAGAAGTTAAAAATAAAATTTCTCTTATAAATAAAGGAAATAAATATTCAAAAGGTATTATTCGTTCAGAAGAAACAAGACATAAATTATCTATCGCACTTAAAGGTAAACCAGCACCTTGGAATAGTTATAAAAGAAGTAAAGAAACTTGTGAATTATTTAGTAAAATAAGAAAAGGAAAACCAAATTATAAAGAAAGAAAAAAGATAAAATGTTTAAATAATGACATAATTTATGATTCTGTTAGAATTGCTTCCAAATCATTAAATTTATCAGAGTCAGCTGTTGCTGCAGTTGCAAGAAAAGAGAGAAATCATCATAAAGGTTTTAAATTTATTTATATAGATTGTTAAATATTAAAGAACAAGACACAAGATTCATAATTGGCTTATCGGTTAGATTATAATTACTTTATATTATAATATCATAATTAAAAATAAACTATTTATTTTTCCTAAAAAATTTATTATAATATTAATATAAGGTAGCAATCCTTATATTTTGGGAGGAAGGATATGAATATAAAAGAATTAATAATTAATAGACTAGATGGTAATTGCCTTGGCGATTACTGGACTAATAATAAGATTAATATGATATTTAAGGACATCGATCTTGAAAATGATAATAGATTAATTGTACAACATATTTTTAATTATATTAAATTTTTAAAAGATAATTCGCATAATGGTTGGTTATATGAAAATATAACTAAAAGTGAATCTTCAAAACTAAATGCTATAATGAAATGTAAAACAAGGGAAACATTAAAAAAGAAACTTCTTCGTTTTTATTATGAAATACAAGAAGATACCTATGATTATTTGTTTAATAAAAGAAAGATAGAAGCTTGGCAAGATCTTTTAATTGATATTCAAGCTAAAGAACATTTATGGAATTCAGGTGAAAAATTAATGGGAGT